CGTGGCGACTGCCCGCAGGCCTATGCCCTGATCGAAGGCCTGCCCGCCGATGTCGTCATGGCCGACACCGCCTACGACGCAGATCCTCTGCGCCACGCGATCGCCGAAAAGGGCGCTGTCGCTGTCATTCCCAACAACCCGTCCCGCGCTCGCAAATATCCGCTCGACAAACATCTCTACGCCCAGCGCCACCTGATCGAGTGCTGCTTCTCCAAGCTCAAACAGTTTCGCCGCGTGGCAACCCGCTACGAGAAAACCGCCAGGAACTACCTCAGCGTCGTTACCCTCGCCGCAACCATCCTATGGCTGAGATAAGTGTCCACACCACCTAGAGCCTGATCCTCTTACATTGAAGCGTATCCTGCGTGTTTGAGATATTTGGCGCACTCGGCGGGTGAGAACTCGCCGAGCAAGGTGCCGATCCGGTTCCAGACCGCGGCGATGGAGCGTTCGTCGGCCTTCCGCAACAGGGTCTTGAGCTTGGCGAACATCATCTCGATCGGGTTCAGGTCGGGGCTGTATGGCGGCAGGAAGAGCAGGTGGGCGCCGGCGGCCCGGATGGCGCGTCGAACGGCAACGCCCTTGTGGCTGCCGAGGTTGTCGAGCACGACAACATCGCCCGGCTTGAGGGTGGGCACGAGGAATTGCTGGACCCAGGCTGCGAAGATCACGCCGTTGATCGGTCCGTCCACCACGCAAGGTGCCTCGATGCGATCGGAGCGCAGGGCGGCCAGGAAGGTCATGGTCTTCCAGTGGCCATGCGGCACCCGCGCCACCAGCCAGGCGCCGGTGCCGAGGCTGCCACCAGCCAGCGTGTGCAGCAGGAAGGCGCCGCTCAGCATCGGCCGCCCGGTCGAGGTCAGCCGTGCCACGGCGCCGAGCGCTCCCAGCGCGCCGGCCAGCAGCGCCTCGCCGATGATCGCGCCGATGCGCTCCGGATCGATCATGGCGGTTCTCCTATCGGCGGCAGAAGACGCGCCAGGCAATGCCTGCCGCGTCGCGCTCGGCGTGCAGGACGGTCAGGATGTCGGTGCCCAGGGTGAAGGTGTCGTCCGCCTCGACGCTGGGCAGCACGGCGATGGCGACGGTCAAGACATCGCTGGCCTGGATCGCGCTGGTGCCGAAGGCGTCGCCCAGCCGGTCCGGCGCCGAGCGGACCACGGTCCACAGCTTCAGGCTGCGACGCAGCTTCTGACCGTTGACCAGCGCATCCACCGGCGTGGGGCCCTGCACCGGCTGCGCCCGATTCCAGCCGTCGATGCCCTTGGTCGGCGCGATCCGCGGATCCCGCAGGCGGCGCAGGTGGCCATAGACGGCGGCGGTGTCGCGGCCGCCGGTGTCCACGCAGAGACGGGCGATGCGCATGGCGCCACCACCCTGCCGCGGCCAGTCACGCGCCAGGAGCCTGGCCAGTTCGTCCCAGGGTTCCCGGTCGCGCGGGCTGCCCTGGATTACCACGTGATCGACGAGCCAGGAGGAGAAGCCCTCCGCCCAGCCCCAGACGTCGCATTCGAGGCGATCGTCCTGCACGTCCACGCCGGCCGTCAGCACCAGCGCGCCGGTGGGCACGACGCCCATGGCGAAATCCTCGCGCCGCTCCACCAGGCGCTCCCAATCCGGGGCCTCGCCCTGCTCCTGCCAGGTCTCACCGAGGACCGTGTTCTTGAAGGTCTTGATGTCCTCGGGCTTGCCCTGGGCTGCCTCCCAATCGCGGGCGATCTGCTCCCAGGACAGCCAGCCCACCGGCGAGTAGAGCGCCGAGATGTGGAAGCCGATCGTGTGCGGATCCTGGCCTTCCGCCGTCGCGCGCCATTCCCCGGCGCCGAGCATGGCGGTCTTGTCGTGCTCCTGCATCGGATGGTCGCAGGCGGTGCAGTGGTACCGCGCCGTCTCCGGCGCACCCTTCTCCCAGAGCAGCCGTTCAAACCGTAGCCACTGCATCTCGCCACACGCCGTGCACGGCACGAAGAACCGCCGCTGGTCACTGGCCAAGTACTCGCGCTCGATCCGGCTGCGGCCCGCGATGGTCGGCGTGCTGACCAGGAACGCCTTGCGCCGCCAGCCGAAGGTGCGCGCCCGGGCCTCGGCGAGCGCGATGGGATCACCCTCGCCGGCAACGTCGCCGGGATAGGCATCCACCTCGTCCAAAAACAGGAACCGCGCCGTCATCGAGCGCAGCCCGACCGCGCTGTTCGCCCCCGTCAGCACCAGGATGCCGCCGGGAAATTCCTTCGAAAGCATGGTGTTGCCGCTGTCGCGCGCCCGGGCCGGCGCGACGCGCTCCCGCAGGGCGGGCGTTTCCTCCAGCAGCGGGTCGATGCGCTGGCGCGAGAAGCGCTTGGCCAGTTCCACGGTCGGCTGCACCGCCAGTGCTGGCGCCGGCACATGGTGCATGATGTAGCCGAGCCAGTTGTTGCCGCTCTCCGTGGCCCCGACCTGCGCGCCCTTCATGAACACGACGCGCCGGGCGGGATGCACCGCGGACAGCGCGTCCATCACATCCTTCAGATATGGCGTGCGGCTGGTGCGCCACGGACCGGGTTCCGCCGATGCGCGGCTGCCGAGCATGCGATGCCGTTCGGCCCATTCCGACACGGTGAGCTGCGGCGGCGGGCGCAGCATGGCGCCGACACGGCGGCGCACATGCTCACGGCTGCGAAGACCGGTCCCCTCCGAGGCCTTCTGGATCGAAGCGATCGGCGGCCTCCGTCAGCAGGTCGTTGATGTGGCTCTGCAGGATGGTCTGCAGCAGATGCGGGTCGACGCTGATCTCGGCGGCGATCAGGCCGGAGACGCGGGCGGGCCAGTTCAGCAGCGCGTCGCGCATCGTGCTGCCGATCTCGTCGAGCGCGGCGTTCGCCTCGTTGACGTCGACCAAGCGGCGCTTGGTCTCGTCCAGCGAGAGGCGCTGCGCCTCCACCTTGAGTGCGAGCTGCGCGACCTTGAGCCGGGCGAAGGGCGTGCCGTCCGCGCCAGCGCCGCTGGCGAGCGGTGACCGCACCGGGTCTGCGGTCTCCACCAGCCGGCGGCGGGTCTTGTCGATGTCCCAACTGCCGTCCGGCTCGCGGGCGATACGGCCCGCCCGCTCGGCCTTGTGGATGGCGGTGTCGCTGACGCCGAGGCGCCGGGCGGCCTCGCGTGTGGAGGCGGTGAGTTCCGGCATGGCGGCGACCTCCCGCCGCGCGTGATGGCGATGCCGGCCTTGTCAGAGGGGACGAAGGGCGCGCTGGCGGGCGACTTCGAATGCGGTGATGGCGGCAGGCCAATCCAGCGTGGCGCCGCCGCCAAGCATCTGCACCGGCGTGAGCGCCACGCGGCGGCGCGACCAGTAGTTCCCATCCAGCGTAGCGAGCCAGCCGGCCAGCCCCTGCGCGGTGAGCGCCACAGCGGCGGCCTCGACTTCTGCCTCGCTGGGCGGTGCGGCGCGACCCATCGTCACATGCCGCCCGTCCTGAGCGAGGATGATCCAGCGGCGTTCTGTGACTTTCGATTCACGGCTCATCGTCGTCTCCGTCTCGGCGGAGCGTGATGCCCTGCGCGTGATGGACGATTCGCGCTGCGTCGGAGCGCAGCCAAGTCGAATGATCAATGTCGACTGTAGGTTTTCGATGGGCGTCGCGATGCGCGATGTGCATCATTGTGCGGCGAGCAGAGGACGGTGGAGATGCCACAGCCGAGCGCACCGAAAGACATCGAGAAGATGGTCGAAGCGACTGCGAAGGCGATGGCGCTCGCTGAGCACCGCTGCGGCACGCCGCGCATGGTGAAGCTGTATATGGATGATGCGCGGAGGGTGCTGCTGGACGTCGCCCGGGCGGCGAAGCGCCTGAACTGGACGCCCGATGAACTGGTCCGTGCGATCAAGCCTCCGAGGCGTCCGGCGCGGTACTGGGACAAGCACGAAGGCCCGCCGCAGAGCGGCGGGCCCTGATCCTGACGCCGGCGAGGTCAGGCGGCGATGCCGTAGATGGTGAAGGAGCCCTTCGCCCCCGTCTTGTTCGGGCCGACCATCCGCTCGCGCGACTTCACCTCGACCGCGTGGCCCTTCTTCTTCAGCCCGGCAAAGAAGCCGCGCACCGTGTGCTGAGCCCAGCCAGTGGCTTCGGCGATCTGCGCGACGGTGGCGCCCTCGGGCCGGCGCAGCATGGCCAGCACCTGCTCCTGCTTCGTGCCCTCGCGCGGCTTCCGCGGCGCGCCGGGATCCCGCGGCGCGCGGGCAGGCTTGCCGGCGAGCAGGGTGCGTAGCGCCTCCATCGGAGTGTCGAGGGCGCCGATCATGTCGCCCTCGCGGTTGGCCTCGTCATCCCAGGCGGCGAGCACCGCCGCGGCGGCATCGCGCAGGCTGGTCCGCGGCGTGTCGGCGCGTGCCGCCAGGGCCTGGTCGAGCAGGGCGATTTCCTCCGCCAGGGGCGCGGCCTGGGCGGGCTCCGCGGCGGGCGCGGGGCTTTCCCCCAGCGTGATGCCGGGCGCCACCGTGAGCGCCGTGTCGGGCACGCTGCCCTCGATGCCCGAGCAGTCGGGCTCGCCGGTCGCCGCGTCGCCCTCGTTCGGGTCGATGCCGATGGCGCGCAGCCCCTCGTCCGTGATGCGCGCCACGATCCAGGTGCCGTCGTCGTCCTGCCGCCAGCCCAACCCGACGAAGTCCCGCGGGGCGTTGATCTCGGTCAGCAGGTTGTTCTTGATCAGGCTGCGGAACACCGCGTTGCGGGCCGCGGCCGGCAGGGTCTTCGGCGCGCGGGCGAGGCCCATCTCGTGCTGGGCGGCGGCGCTCAGGATCACGCGCTGGGTGTCGGAAAGCTTCGTCATCGTGGTGGTCTCCGGTTCCGGGTGCCGGTCATCGGCCCCTACTGCCGGGAGCCCCGCCGGCGCTGCCGGTCGGGGCGGTGCGAGAGTGACCCGCGTCAGAGGGCGTATTCGCCGCGGCGGAAATGCTGGTCCGCGATGTCCTTCAGCTTCGCCGTCGCATCCGAAAGCCAGGCCGCTTCGCCCCAGAGCACCGTCTCGGGGTCCGCGCCGAAATGGTCCGCGCTGGCCTGGGTGAGTTCCGCGAGGAGGCCGTCGAATTCGGCCTTCTTCGCGAGGAAGGCGGCCAGGCTGTTCTCCTGGTTGCGGGCGGCGCGGGCGGTGCGGTCGGTCATGGTTGTCTCCGTCGTGGTGCAGGGCATCCCCTGCGTGTGACGGACCATTCGCGCTGTGCCGCGCACAAGCCAAGCAAGATGGAGCGTTATGCGATTGCTATGATTCGGCGGTCTGGATCACATCATGATCGACGATGCCGCGCGCCGCCGCGACATCGGCAAAGATGCGATCATCGCCTTCCAGCACGGCGGCTTCGCCGGTCGTCTCCTGCCAGCGCCGCACGATGACGTCGGCATAGGCAGGATCGATCTCCAGCAGCACGGCGCGCCGTCCCGTGCGCTCCGCCGCGATCATGGTGGTGCCCGATCCGCCGAAGCAGTCCAGCACCGTGTCGCGCGGCTTGCTGCTGTTGCGGATGGCGCGCTCGACCAGCCCGACCGGCTTCATGGTGGGGTGCAGGTCGTTGCGCGCCGGCTTGTCGAAGTGCCAGACATTTCCCTGATCGCGCGCGCCGCACCAGTAGTGTTGCGCGCCAGCCTTCCAGCCGTAGAGCATGGCCTCGAACTGCTGGTGGTAGTCGGCGCGGCCGAGCGCGAAGGTGTTCTTCGCCCAAATGATGGTGCTGGACCATTTCCCGCCCGCCTCCTGCCAGACCCGATGCAGCGTCGGCCATTCGGATGACGACATGCAGACGTAGCAGGCGCCCTTGGTGACAGAGAGCAGGTTGGCCAGCGCCGGCCGCAGGAACTCGGGAAAGCCACCGCCGAGCGCGTCGTTCGCGATGGTCATCTTGGCGGCGGTGCCGCCCTCATAGGCCACATTGTAGGGGGGATCGACGAAGCCCATGTCGGCCAGGTGGCCGGCGCCGAGGGCCCGCTGAACATCCTCGATCTTGGTCGCGTCCCCGCAGAGCAACCGATGCTCGCCGCAGCGCCAGAGGTCGCCGGGGCGGGTGACGGGCACCACGGGCGGCGGCGGCGCCTCGTCGACGTCATCGCCGAGGCCGGCATTGGCCGCGGCCAGCAGCCGGTCCAACTCCATCCCGGAGAAGCCGAGCACATCCAGGTCGACCACCGCCTCGTCGCGGATGCGCGCGATCTCGGCGGCCAGCAGCGCCTCGTCCCAGCCGGAGTTCAGGGCGATCTGGTTGTCCGCAAGCCGCAGCGCACGCGCCTGCGCCGGGGATAGATGGCCGAGCCGCAGCACCGGCACCGAGGCGAGCCCGAGTTGCTTCGCGGCCATGACGCGGCCGTGGCCAGCGATCAGCACGCCCTCGGCGTCGACTAGCACCGGATTCACGAAGCCGAACTCGGCGATGGACGCCGCAATCTGCGCGACTTGGGACGGCGAGTGCGTGCGGGCGTTCTCGGCGTAGGGGACCAGCGCCGCGACCGGCAGGGCGGAGACGACGAGGTCAGGCTGCATCGGCGGTGACCTCCGTCCGCGCCGCGGCAACGGCGTCATAGTCGCGGCCATCGTCCGCCAGCGTCACTGGCAGGTCGGGATGCAGCATCCGCCAGCGCGCGACGGCCAGGTCGACATAGGCCGGCGCCAGCTCAATCGCGCGAACGCGGCGTCCGGTGCGATGGCCCGCGAGGATCGTGGTACCGCTGCCGCCGAAGGGTTCGAACACGACCTCGCCCTCGTCCGTGTAGGTCCGCATCAGGAACTCGGGCAACACCACCGGGAACACCGCAGGGTGTTCCGTTTCGATGCCACGGCCCTTGTGGCGGGTCAGACGGAGCACGTTGTCCGGGATCCGGAAGTCCTGCACCGGCAGGCCGGCGTGCTGGTACTCCGAGATGGTCCCATCCGCCGCGCGCAGCCCGCTGCCCTTGTTTGGCGTGCCGGCCCATTTGCAGGGGACGATCTTGTTGGCCTGCCGGGCCTGGCGATTAAAGTGGAAGACGAACTCGAAGGCGGGTGCGAGCCGGCCATTCCAGTCGCCGGGCAGGCCGGGCCCCTGGTCCCAGGTGTAGAGGCCGAAGCGCCGCCAACTGCGGGCGCGCAACCAGTCGAGCCAGCCGGACCAGTAGGGGATCCATTCGCTGTCGCGGTGGATCAGCCCGAGGTTCACCAGCACCTGGCCGTCCGACCGCATGGCCGCGTCGAGATGCTGGAACACGCCCTGCATCAGGGCGTCCCAATCCGTGCCGCCGCCCGTCGTGTAGTCGCGCTGGTTTCCATAGGGCGGGGACGTGAACAGCAGCGCGGCGCGGTCCTGACCCATTACGCGTGCCACCGAGGCAGCGTCGGTGCTGTCGCCGCAGAGCAGGCGGTGCTCTCCGAGCAGCCAGAGGTCGCCAGGGCGGGTCACGGTCTGGCGCGGCGGCTCCGGATCCGCATCGGCGGGGTCCGGCGCGGCCTCACCATTGGGTTCGGCAGCGCCACTTTGGGTGTCGATGGGCTGTTCCGCATCCTGGGGCGGGTCGCCATCGATGACGGCCTCGTCCGCAGCAGCCAGAATCGCGGTCAGCTCATCCGCCGAGAAGCCCAGCGCCGCGAGGTCGATGTCCGGCACCGCCTGCACCGCGGCGAGCGCATCACGCAGCAGCGCCTGGTCCCAGGTCGCGTTCTCCGCGATGCGGTTGTCGGCGAGGCGCAGTGCCTCTTTCTGCGCTGCGGACAGATGCCGCAGCACGATCACCGGCACCTTGGTCATGCCAAGCGCCGATGCAGCTTCCAGACGTCCGTGCCCGGCGATCAGCACGCCGTCCTCATCGACCAGCAGCGGGTTGGTGAACCCGAAGGCCAGCATGCTGGCCTTGATCTGTTCCAGCTGCTCGGCGCTGTGAACGCGGGCGTTGCCGGCATGCGGGCGCAGCTCCGCCACCGGACGCAGCAGGATCTTCGCCGCCATCCAGGGGAGCGTCATGACACCATCCGGTTTGCAGGGGAGTTTGCAGGCGGCGGCCCGGCCTGAGTTTGCGGCTAACGATTTGAAGCGGCGGGGAAAGGCTGCAAACCGCAACCCATATTTCCGGCCTGGCGCTAGCGAACTTGCGCGCTTCCGCCCCCCGCATACAGCGGGGCCAGGAAGGACCCTGCGGCTCGAGAGCCACTGTCTCGTCTGAGCGACGCTGCGGCTCTTGAGCCGCGCTGCGGTCGCACCCTTTCCAGGTGTCCAGATGATAGGCCGTGTGGATTTCGGTGCGCAACGCGACATTCTTTCGCACTGCTACGCATGATTGCGCTGACACGGATCGTGCTGAGGCTTTCTTCGGAGCAGGTGGCCACAACCGCCGCAGGCGCTGAGATCGAAGCGCCTTGGGACCGCTGCGGGTTCAGTGTACTCAACCTCCTACGATGGCCATTTGCCCATCTGCGGAAGGTATAACATGGATGTCCAGCTGACCGACGCATCCGACACTGTCGACAAGTTCGAATGTTTCATGGCCGGCAATGGCGTCAGTATCCCGCGGCACCCGCAGACGGCCGCGGATATGCTGCCCTTCTGGTACCTACTCAAGCGGATTGGCCAGGGCTTTTCAGGCACAGCGGATGAAGTCCGACCAGAGTTTACCGCTGCCGTCGCCGCCCACGACTTGGCGGCTAAGGTACTTGAGGTATCGGGAAATGCTGACTTTCGCTGCCTGCTTCCGCATCTCAAGATGCTGAATGCTGGCACCATTCACTTAACAGAGGAGCCTCCTGCGAACGCGGACACCTATAATAAGTTAATCGAGTTGTACTGGTCCTGCCTGTGCTTATCGCTTGGCCGCAAAGTCGACCTCGATCATCCTGTCCAGTCAACTGGCAACAATCCCGACGTAATCATCCTCGACAACGCAGGCGCCGCAGCTCGCGCATATGCCTTCAAGACAATTCGTTCTCCACACACTCAGAATGTCTATGACCATATCTCGAAAGGCATTGATCAAATAGAGCGCTCGCCCGCACGGGAAGGCATCATCGCGCTACACTTGACTCCCCGCATTGCGAAGGCAGGCTTCTGGCCGATGGGCGGCTATTACCAGGACTGGCAGCCGGTTGCTTGGCAGATAGCCAGCGAATTGAGAAAGGCCGTGGCCGCCGTCGTGGAAGACAACGGTCAGCGTGCGATCAACACGCTGTTCAAGGACCGGAAGGCCGTCGGCCAAATTCTTTGCGTGGCCTTCTGCCCAATCGTGGCCAAGCACCCAGTGAGCGGAAAGGCAGTCGTCATGCCACTTAAGGTCGCTACGCTCGTTGATCTCTACACCGGTACGAGGATGTCCGCCGACTTCCTCACCGAAATTGCGCTTGCAAATCACGCAATGCAGACGGTCCTCGCATGATGGAGACGGGCATCTTCACGTTGGATCACTGATGCCTGTTTCGAGATTTTTCATGCCTGCGGCCAGGATGCCTCCAGTGATGAAGGCACCTGCCGTCACGCCGCCCGTTTCCGCGGCACGAGCCCGAAGTGCCCTGCCAGCACGCTGAGCGTCGCCACCAGCATGCCCTGCGCCTGCGGGGGAGCCACGGGGCGTCCGCCCCATCCCTGGCGCATCGCCCACTCGCGGACCGACATCTCCAAGCCGATGACGTGCCACGCGCAGGAGCCCGCTGCACTGTCATGACCGCCGAGGGCATCCAGGGCCGCCCCGATCTTGCGGCGTGCATCCATGTGGTGGTCGGACAGGGTATCGGCCGTCTGGCCTGGCAGGCGGACCAGCACCGACTTCGACATGCCATCCAGGGCGGCGCTGCGGAACAGGGCGCGGAAGTAGCCACCAGCGTCGTGCATCTGCTGGGTAATGGTCCCGTTCGCCAGCATCATGCCCAGCGTGTCCACGGCACGACGATGCTGCACAGGGCTGCCCGTCTCGGGATCTGCGTCGCGGATCGGGTCCGAGAAGCCGCCATGCTGGAGCCGCCACTTCGAGGGCCCCATCGATTCCTTCTGCTTCGTGGACTTCGCCTTCCGCTTACCGGCCATGAGTCTTCTCCTGCTGCCGTGGGCCCCAGCGGCGCACGGCTTCGTTCTGGATTGCCTGGCGCAGCCAGGGATCGGTGATGTCCTCGAGGTGCAGCGAGACGACGCCCTGCTGCAGCCAGACGCGGCGGCGCAGCATCTCCATCTCGGGCGTGGTCGTGGCGCTGCGGGTGCCGCGGTCGAGGCTGGACCTCGGGGGCTGAGGGCCATCTGGGATGCGCTGCGATCCCTGCGGGGGAAGGCGGTCACCATCCGCTTGCACGCGCAGGTGCCCAGGGGGGTCTATTGGGAGAATCATCAATATATCAATTCATCAATGGGTCTCTCTCTCCGAACGCGCGCGGCCCCCATGTCTCTGTGTGCGCCCGCGTGACGGATTGACGTTTTGACGTATGCGCGTGGAACCGGCCTGTAACCTGGGTTTGGGGACCACCGCGCCGCGTGATGAATCGGATGCGTCAAGGCGAAGCCTCCTTGCCGCCAGTCGCCTCAGGTGTGCTGCGCGCAGTGAAGATCGTCGTGGGTTTGGTACCGCTCGGCTTCATGCTGCGCGCGACCAGTTCGCCCTCGACGAGTGCGTCGAAGATTTCCTCGCGCTCGCGCTTCGACAGGAACTGGGTCTTGCGGACCAGGGCGTTGCGGCTGATCTCGCCGGCGGTGCGTATGATCTCCAGGACGCGTTTGTGATTCGCCTCGGTGTCATTGTCCGAGACGAGGCGCTCGGCTTCGCGCAGCAGAGTGCCGATACAGTGCTCGACCAGTGCCGATGCCCAGGTGATGTCCGCCGCCTGGGTGATTGGCCGGGCGGGATCACGACTGACCGCGGCGATCATCGCGAGCTTGGCGGTGTTCTCGGCGTATCGCCCGAACAGGGCGGTGGCGTGGGTGCCGCGGTGTGAGCGCAACAAGTCGGTGGCCTCACGGCGAACGCGCGCCATTGCGGTCTCAGCGTCCCGGGCCATCGGCACCGTGTAGGCGTGGATGGGCGCCGAGGATTCCATGGCGTTGGCAATGTTCCCGCCATGGCTGTGGCCAGGAACGCCACGGGCGATCCCCTGCAGCGCCGCCACCAGGTCTGGTGGCGGATCCATGTGCGCTGGCGCCTCGTTGCGCTCGGGGTAGTCGTCGTCGGTCAGGAATACCAGGAAGCGCGCGATGGAGCCGTCCGCCAGCGCGCCACCCTCCAGCGCCGACCAGAACGGGCCGGGCACGGTGACCCCCCAGATGCAGGCGCAGGGCTGCTCGATGGTCACGCGCGGCCGCGCCTTCTGGTCGGCATATTCCGCGCCGATGTAGGGCTCGGCCGCGGAGGTGTAGAGCTTGGTGAGCTCCGACCAGATGGCCGCCTTGTGGGCCGGGGCGCGGGCATTCAGGACGAGCTTCAGGAACTGGCCGAATTCGTCGACCTGGAACAGGCGGGCGGGATGCCGCTGCAGCGACGTGAGCAGCCCCGCCGACGAGGCGAGATCCTCGCCACCGAGGTAGCGATCGAGGCCCGCGGCGTAGATCGCGCGCTTCGCGCAGCGCCGGGCGTGGTCCTTGCCGCCGCCGCTGTCGGCGATGCCGATGGCGTAGAGGTTACTGCGCAGGTCGGTGGGGGTGCGATAGCGGCGCCCGGCGATAGCGCCGACCAGGCAGATGGCGGCACCCAGCGAGAGGAACGGCTGCGGACTGACGGCGCTGCTCGTGGCGTAGTCCAGGAACAGCTTCAGCGTGCCATCCACCTGCAGCAGCTCGGGCGGCACGCGATACGGCTTCGGCGGCGGCGCGATGGGCAGCGGCGCGACCGCGACCTTCGCCAGCAGGCCGGCCGCGGGATGCGGCTGGGTCGCCTGCTCCGCCGCCGTGCCGTTCAGCGTCAGAGCGGGATCCGGCACCCAGCCGCGCTGCTCGGCCAGCCAGTAGATCTTCCCCGCGCCGACGCTGTGCGGCCGCAGCGAGGCCCAGCGGCGCTCGGGGGTGTCGGATCGACCGGACTGGCCCGACTTCCCGGACCGCCGAGACCAGTCGAGCCAGAGGTCGCGCCCCTCCTCGCCGATCGCTGCCTTGATGGCGGCGCCGACGGTGATCCACTCGTTGCCCGGCAGGTCGTCGTTCGGCAGCCAGGCCAGCGCCGCGGCGATGGCGTCCCGCGTCCCCTTCGGGTCGCTGGGGCCGCGCCAGGTGCTGGTGGGCGCGTCCGCCAGGATCGAGTTGACCCGAACCTCGTCGGGCACGAGCTGCCAGGCAGCGTCCAGGAAGGCCGCGCAGCTGGCCTCGTCCACCACCGGCAGCCGGGACAGCGGCGTCTCCACCAGGCTGTCCTCCGGCCACTCATAGGGTCGGCCCGTGTCCGGGTGCACAGCATAGGCGACGAACTGTTGGCCGCGCGCCAACAGCTCGAGGGGATGGCGCTTCCGGCCTGCAAAGGGCGTGGCGGCGCGATAGACCAGCAGCCGCTTCGGGGCACGGCCGATCCGCAGGCAAGGCGTGTCACCGAGCATCGACGTGGCGAGCTCGGCGATCTGGATGGCCAGCGCGCCGTCCAGGATATCGATGTCGATGCCCACTACCGCGCCGGTGGCGATGCCCACGCCGCAGCCCGGCCAGCGGCGCCAGATGTCCACCTCGAAGGGCTTCGTCGGCCGGTCGCAATGCCGGGTCCAGTCGGGATAGGGCGACCATTCCCCGCCCGTGAACCGCCCCGGCACCTTTGTGCCCGGCATGATGGGGATGACCGAGTACCCGTTGTCGACCAGGCGCTCGCCGTAGTCGGCCATGAAGGAGGGAGCATCCGTCATTCGCTGCCATGCTCCTGTGCGGCAATGGCCGCGTCGCAGGCGCGCTCCAGGCGCAGGATTTCGGGATAGAGGGCGGCCATTTGGCGAGCGGCGCGTTCGAGGGCCTGGCGCGCCCTCTCCAGCTCGGCGTGAATCCCGCGTGCCGGACCACGAATGTCCGACGCGAGCTCGCCGACATGGTGCGCAGCCCTCGCCCAGGGCGGCTGCTTCGCGCGTGGACCATACGGTTTGCGCGGCGCAGGGGTGACCTTGGTCGCGAGGCCGGCCCGGACCTTTTCGATGTCCCACGCGCCATTCGGCTCACGCGCGATCCGTCCGGCGCGTTCAGCCTTCTGCATCGCGGTGTGCGAGATGCCGAGCCGGCGCGCGACCTCTCGGGCGGAGGTGACGCCGCTCATGGCCGGCCACCAGCAGCGAGCGGTAGCGCCGGGTGCCGCCCCTGATCCAGCAGGCGAGCAAGCTCATCCTGGTAGGCGGTGATGATCACCTCCAGCAGCGTCAGCCACTCGGCCTCGGTCAGCACCGCGAGGTCGGTCTTGCCGATGCTCTCCAGGTATTCGCCCGCCATCGGGCTGGCCGCCGCTATCGCGGCAATCTCGTGCTCGTCGGGATCAACCACGCCCCACCTCCGGCAGAGCGCGCTCATGCAGCGCATGGAACAGGCAGGCAGCGGCTGGCTGGCCAGCACGCGCGGATCGAACCAACCAAAGCCGCGCGCGGTGCGGAGACGACATGCTGCGCATCTCACACGAACCTCGCCGCAGCGATCTCGGTGTACTGGCCGGCCGGCCGCACCTGGATCGCGATGGGCCGCCGCAGCTGGTCGAGCTGTGCCAGCGCCTCGTCGACCGTCACCGGGGGCGGCAGATTGCCGGCACGCCGCCGCCACCAGCCCACCGCCTTGTCGCGCGGAAAACCGGTGTGCTCGAAGCAGACCCATTCGCTGTGCCGCGCCAGACCGCATTCGTAGGTCACCCGCAGCGAGGCGGGCTTCCCGGGCTTGTCGTGGCGCGCATAGGTGATGCCGGTGACATCACACCAAGCCGCCTGGATCTGCGTCGAGAGCAGCGCGTTCGACGCCGCCTGCGGTGCCACCTTCACCACCGGCGGTGGGAACTCGTGGTCGCATTCGATGCAGTGACGCGCGCTGGCGTGGTTGATGGTCTGGCATTCGGGGCAGACCTTGATCGGCGCTTCACCGTCGCCGGCGGGTTCCTTCTTACGACCATCCACGGTGTCGATCGGGCCGTGCCGGGCGGTGTTGCCGGCAAAGTCCAAGACCAGGCAGTCATCCTTGCCCTCGGCCAGGCGCGTGCCGCGGCCGACCATCTGGACATAGAGGCCGACGCTCTTCGTCGGGCGCAGCAGCGCGATGAGATCTGTGCCAGGTGCGTCGAACCCGGTGGTGAGCACATTGGCGTTGGTGACGCAGCGCAACCGTCCCGCCTTGAAGGCCGCCAGGATGCCGTCCCGCTCCGGGCCCGGCGTGTCGCCGGTCACCGTCTCGGCGGAAATGCCATGCTCGCGGATGGCGTCCCGGACGTGTCGGGCGTGCGCCACGCCGGAGCAGAACACCAGCCAGGAGCCGCGGCCAGCGCCGTGCTGCACGATCTCGGCCACCGCGGCGCGCGTGACCTCGTCGCGGTCCACCGCCGCTTCCAGGTCCTTGGCGATGAACTCCCCGCCGCGGGTGCCGACGCCGCCGACGTCGAGCTGCGTCGAGGTCTGCTTGGGCACGACGGGGCAGAGATAGCCCTGCTGGATCATCTCCAGCACCGGCACCTGGAAGGCGATGTCCGTGAAGAGCCGATCCTTGCCCTCGTGCAGCATGCCGCTGTCGAGTCGATAAGGGGTGGCTGTGAAGCCGACCACCTTCAGCAGCCCGGCGTTGATCTCGTTCAGCTGCGCCAGGAAGGAGCGGTACATGCCGCTGTCGCCACGCCCAAGCAGGTGCGCCTCGTCGATCAGCACGAGGTCGCAGCGCTGCACCTGCCGCGCGTGGCGGTGGATGGACTGGATGCCGGCGAACAGGATCTGCGCATGGATGTCGCGGCGGGACAGCCCGGCCGAGTAGATGCCTGCCGGGGCATCCGGCCAGGCGCGCAGCATGGCCATGAAGTTCTGCTGGATCAGCTCTTTCACGTGGGTGAGGATCAGCACCCGCGTATCGCCATAGGCGGCGATCGCCTCGCGGGTGAAGCCGGCGATGCACAGGCTCTTGCCGGTGCCGGTCGGCATGACGACCAGCGGATTGCCGCTGCTGGCCGAGAAGTAGTCGTAGAGCGCCTCGATGGCGGCACGCTGATAGGGGCGGAGGGAGAGGGTCATGCGGAAACCTCGTCCTCGGGACGGTTCCGGCCCGCGTATTCGCCGCGGACCTTCCATTCGCCGCACCAGTCGCTTTCGCTGAAGGTGCGCGGCCAGGCCGTGAGCAGGCCCAGCTCGCCGCCCATGTCCTGGCCGTCACTGCAGATGCTGGTGGAGGGGATGGCCGAGGGTGCGCGCCGCCGGCACAGCCCCTCATCCTGATAGCCATCATCCGACCGGCTGGTGGCGAGCTGCCAGAAGACGCAGGTGCCGCAGGCGGCCTTGCGCTCGATGGCGTGGAGCATCGGGCTCATGCCGCCACTCCCATGGCGGCGGCGGGCACCCCGTCACGCCATTCGGTGCCGTCCGGCAGCAGATAGCTGACCCAATCCTCACCGGCGTCGATCTGCTCAGCCGCCACGAAGTCCGGCAGATACAGATGTGCCGCGCAGCCGGCCTCCTGGTCGCGGCGGTCCAGTGGGGCGGCGTGCCGGGCGCAGTGCCAGTCGCCACCCTGCGCTGGCGAAGCATGCAGGCACGACCGGCAATGCCGCTCCGGTGCCGCGCCGGCATGGCAGACGGCGTGGTGGTCGCAGAAGCGGCACTGCCACCAGGCCGAATCCTGGCTGATGCGGGCGGGCGGCCGCGCAGCGCCGATGATCCGCTCCGCCTTGGCCAGGATGCGCAGCCCCGCCTCGGCATCGTGCCGGATGCGTTCCTGATAAAGCTCGTCCGTGTCCTTGCAGACTGCCAGGTAGAAGGCCCGATCGAGGCCCACGAGCTCCATGTAGGCCTGCATCTGCGCCCAATGCAGCGGCTTGGACGCCGCCACACCCTCGGTCTTCAGCTTGGCGAAGGACTTGGCGCTGTGGGTCTTGAATTCGCAGACGTGCCAGGTGGTCGGTGCCTCGGGCAGGCCGATCGCCACCGCGTCCATGCTGCCGCCGAAGTGGCCGGAGGCATCGCGCAGGTTCCACTGGCGCCCCGTCGCGGGATCCAGGTCCAGGACGGTGACGCCGATGCGGCGCAGGTCGGCGACGAACCGGGCCTCGGCCAGATTGCCAGTGTCGAACAGCCGCAGCAGCCGGCCAGCATGCCGGGCGCGCGTGGCCCAGCGGAACGAATACCAGATGGCGCGCTCGCATTCGGTGCCGATCAGTGAGGCGCCGAGATGCGCGCGATAGCCGCTATCCGCCGCCGCCTCATAGGACGCGTAGATGGCGGTGACGGTAGGACATGCAGGCGGAGGAAGGGCAGCCATGACCTGATCCTGGATGGAGGGAGGGAGGCCGGCAGGCGGGCGGCCTGCCGGCTGGTGATCAGGCATTGCGGCGCCAGGGCGGGGTCGCTGCGGCACCGGCACGGGCGGCCGGCGGAGGCGCGGCAGGCGTCGGACGGGGCCCCGGGCTGGCAGGACGGGGGGCGGTGCCAGTGGCTGCACCAGCGTTGGCCGCGGAGTAGCCGGCCACCTTGTTCCGCGCCTCGCGGTGCACGCCGTATTTGTCGGGACCGGCCGGCTCGACCTTCAGCGTCACGATCAGCGGCTTGAAGTGCAGCTGCTCGCTGTCGCTGACATGGACCTGACCGACCGCGTGGCAGATGGCCGACAGCGTGCGCTGCGCGATCTCCACCGTCTGCTCGTTGCGGTTCACCAGGTTCAGCTGATCGAAGATCTTCCGACGCGCCGAGGGGCCTTCCAGCACCTCGAACACCAGCTTCAGCAGCTGGCCGTCGCCGGCCTTCGTCGGCAGCATCTCGCTTTCGATCAGATGCGCGAGGTATTTGCCGGGCGGCAGCACCTCGAGCGGGACGGCGGGGGCGACCTCGGTCGCGTCAAAGGTTCCATTGAGGGATGCCATTGGTCAGCTCCGGGCTTCGGTGGTGGAGGCGGGCGCGGCGCTGGGTGGCGTCGCGTAGAAGGGGATGCCGGCGGCGAGCTCGGGCCAGGACAGCGGCAGCGTCTCGGCCAAGCCGAAGCGGTTCTTGGCCAGGAAGGCCGGGCGCTCGGCGGTGTGCAGCAGGCGATCACCGCCGCTCACGCCGCGGACCACCTTCTTGTTGAAGCCGACATCCGACTTCAGTGTGCTGACGCGATAGTTCGCGAAGAGCACGGCATCGACATGCTCTTGCACCAAGGCCGATGCGCTGCGATGCAGCTTCGGCTGGTACCGGTCGTAGGGTTCCGTCTCGGGGCTGTCGAAACGCTTGATCTCGGCGTGGGCGATCAGGATCACGCCCATGCCGCGCTCGTCGCGCAGCGCGTTCACGCCGTCGAGGAAGCTGCGCCAGGTGTCGAGCGCGGCGAGGTAGCCCTTGCCGTAGCCGAAGGACTCGATGTCCGGCTGGTTATGCGTGCGCGCCGTGTGCTGCCAGACCAGCGGTTCCAGCCAATCGAGGCTGTCCACCACCAGGGTCTCGAATTCATGCGGCTCGGTGTAGAGCGCGCCCAATGCCTCCATGATTTCATCGAAGCTGCGCAGGAGCCCGAAGGTCGTCGCCTCGATCCGGCCAAGGCCATCCTCGGTCTGCAGGATGACGGGCCGAGGCGAGGCAGCGGCGAACTCTGTCTTACCGACACCGGCCACGCCGTAGAGCAGCAGCCGCGGCGGTGAGAGGCTGGTGCTGCTGCGCAGGGATGCGAGGGAGATCGCCATCAGTGCGCCTCCTGCTTCGCGGCGCGCGGCTTGGCCTTCACCACGTCGACAGAGATGTCGCCGCCGGCGCGGACGACCGCCTCAGCGAAAGCGTCGAGCGTCGGCTCGAAGGCGGCGACGTCCTTCGCGCGCGCCATGGCGTCGCCATCGAGCGGGATGGCGACCTGGATGCGGAGTTCGTGCGCCATCACGCGGCGTCCTTTTGTTCAAGGGTGTAGGAGGGGCGGCCGGTGGCGACGGTGCGCGCCGGCTCGAAGACCGCACGGATGCGCGGCGGCCACGCCGTGAAGCGGCTTTCCGGCACGCGGATCTCGGTGGTGACGTAGTCTGCGGGGTCCTCGCCCCACGACGCGATGGTGGCCACCGCCGCGGCCAGCTTCGGCTGGTCCCACGCCGCCTTCTTCGGCAGGTCGGCGACGACCTCGAAGGCGTCATCGGCGATGCGGACGCGGCCGGTGTCCTTGCCCTCGGCACGACGGGCCGCGGCGGCGGGAGCGCCGTAGCGGGCATGCAGCGCATCGTGCAGTAGGTCGGCGAGGTGCTTGGCGTCGGCCTTCAGCGCCCCGACCTCTTCCAGCAGCAGCGCCAGATGATCGGCGGGCAGGCGTGCGGCCTGCGCGACGTCCATCTCGCGCAGCTGCGCCAGAGTGGTTCGGTTGGTCATGGTGGTCCCATTCAACGAGAAGGTGCCCGGCTGGATGGGCGATGCAGGCGGCCGGGCGGGCGCGGGCATCGGCATGGGGGTGGTGCTCATGGGACGAGCGCCAACTCGACGGCCCAGAGCAGCGCGATGAAGCCGCCGGCCAGCAGCGCGCCGCCGGCGAGGTTTCGGAGCGCTTCGCCGATGGCGTGCAGGTGCTGGCCGGTGCGCGGGCTCACGGCGTCACCTCGGCGATGGCGTCGGGCGACGGCAGCGGGCCTTCCTCGGCCTGGCGCGCGCGGTGGGCACGCACACGATCGCCATCGGCGTCGGCACAGCGCACGCTGCGGCGCGCGATTTCGATCCAGACATGCAGCGGCAGCACCACCATCGGCGTGGCGCGGTCACGCCAGAGGAACAGCGCGTCATTGCCGCCGAGCCAGCGCTCCAGCGTCTTGAAGCCATCGCCTTCGCCGCGCGCCTTGACCTCGGCCTTCACCGGCTCGGCGCCGCGCACATAGAGATCGACGTCGGCGCTGTTGCCGCGGTACCGGACGGCACCGGAGAGCGGCACGCGCTCGGCGCGCAGGCCGCACTTCATGTGGATGTCGACGATGGCGCGCTCGCGGCGCAGGCCCTTGTCGCGGGATGATTTGCCCATGGCCGGCCTCACGCCTCAGGCTGGGAGAGATCAGCGAGGCGCAGCAGGAGGCGTCCGCGGCGGATGCAGTCCGTGCCGTGCTGCAGCAGATGCTCCCCGGCCTCGCGCAGCTCACCGGGCTGGAGGGCATCGGGCACCAGTTCCACGAACTCGTCGCGGGAGGGGACCCACACCCGCTCACGCCCCACCTGTTCGACATAGGTCCGCGCCGCCTCCGGCCACATGGACAGCTGCGCGGCACGGAGCTGCTTGGCGTCGGAGCCGTCCTTCTCGTCGTAGTGCCGAGAAAGGAAGGCCCTGATCTCCGCATTCAGGCCGCGGGCCAGCAGGTGGCGCAGCACGTCCTGGTCCGTGGTGACCGCGGTCCACATCTGCGAAAGGATGGCGTTCGCGACGGCCGGTGCATTGTCCGGCGAACCGATGGTACGGCGGGCGTCACGGATGATGGCGCGAACGCGCTCAGTGGGCTTGGTCATTGGTCGGCTCCAGGAGGTTGATCCAGATGCGCAGCCGTTCCGCGGCCTGCAGCGCCTCGCGCAGCAGCGTCGGCATCAGGGCGGCGGAACGGGCGGCGAGTTCGGGGAGGTCACAGTCGAGCCGTGCGAGGTCCTGCACGGCGCCGGTCCAATCGACCCAGTCGGCGCCGATGGGCGCGACCTTCGGCGGCTCGGGCGGCGGGGACGGACGCTTGGGGCGGGGCGGCGGCGGCCCGATGGTGGCCTGCACGGCATCGAGCACCGCGCCGCGCAGCCCGGTCGTGGTCGGCGGCGTGCCGTCGGCGCGGGACTGCGCGAAGTAGGCCTCCATCGCGGCGCGCCCCGCAGCCTGGGCTTGCTCCCCGCGCCCGCCAGCGAGTTCCTCGTAGCGATGTGCCGTGCTGGTCGAGATGCCGGCATCGGCCAGGGCCTGGGCCTTCGAAATTCCCACCGCTGGGAACTTCGAGCCACCGCCTGAGCCGCCATGGTCTGCGCGTTCCAGCTCCCGGCTCAGCTCACCGATGCGCACGCAGGCGCGCAGGTGGATCTCGCGCACCCAGACCTCGAGTTCGCGGTCGTCGCGTTGGCGGGCATAGGCGGCGAGCGCCGCAGCCTTGTCGCGGACCTCCGAGGCCTCATCGATGCGGGCGCATTCGGCCAGCGCGGTGCGGGCCTGCTCGTAGCGGACCAGCGCGGGCATCAGGCGGTCGCCGCGACCGACATGCCGGCATGGGACGGCTGCGGGGTGCTGGTGGCGTCGCGGGTCTGCGCCGCCTCGAAGGCCTCAATATCCTCGAGGCGATAGGCGACGCGGCCGCCCAGCTTCAGGAAGGCGGGGCCCTGGCCCAGCCAGCGCCACCGCTCCAGCGTGCGGGGGCTGAGGCACCAGCGGCGCGCCACCTCCTTCTGCGTCAAATGCTGGATGCCCATTGTTCGCTCCGTCGTCCTTCGCGGAGACCGACACGGACACGCCGTGGTGGTCTCGATATGCGAGGATTTTCAGGCGATTACGGGCTAACTGATATTCGCAGCCCTGATGTTTCTTGTGACGTCCGGGGCGATACAACCCGCGGGAAACCGCGACCAAAAGGCGGCTCCTGTGACATCGAGCCTGCCGCGTTGTGACATGGGTCGCTCAGGGGCGTTACGGCGCGGGGGGTTCCCTCATGTCTGCCAGCGAGAGCTCCCGCAGATTCGGGTTCAGCCGATACCCGGCACGCTCCTTGTTTTCGATGAAGCTGTTCTGATCCAGCACGACGCCGAGCGAAACGGAGAGAGGCTCGATGGCGGTGCGCAGGCGGGTGAGCTGTTGCCTCATCGATTGCTCGGAAATGCCAAGCCGGACGGCCAGGTCAGCGGGCGCGAGGAATGGGACGGCCTGTCCTGCTGCTTTGGCGTCGCGGAAATTGGCCAAGAGCTCCTCGGCGAGTCGAAAGTTCGCGCCGCTCAGCGTCGTGCCGTCGCGGAACACGACGACCTTGCCATCCTTATCAATGGCAAACTCGAGGACCGGAACCGACAGCCGATCAATGAAGGCCTTTGCCTGCTTGTCGTAATCCGATGGAGGTGCAACTTCGATGCTGCTGCGGCTGAAGCAGACGGCCAGCAGTGACGCTGGCGGCAATTCGTTTCTGAAAAGTGCCCGCGAGTGCTCCTGCAAGCCGGCAGTAATCACCGATTCGACCGCTGCGGCCTGTCGTTGAAAAAGATCGTAGAGGCCGTTACCAGCCTCGGCCGCCGACAGGTCGTTGAAGCTGTCGAGGGCCGAGACGACTTCCGGGAATTCCACCAGGAACCGTTCTTTCGGCGTTGATCCCACCTTTTTGAAGAAAGTCACGTAACTCACGGCCATGCGCAGGTCGTCTTTTGCGCTTCGATCAGCCGTCAGCAAATCGATCTTATAGTTCTCGGCGGGCTCGAACGAAGCCATGTCAGCCGCCATGACGCCAAATCGACGGTCGATGCACTGGGAGCACGCGCCGCAATGCTTCTGTTTCGTTGTCCAGCTGCGCGGCCGCGTGCAACTGTTTGTCAGGGCCAGCAGGTCCGCCATGCCGGCCTCCTTTATCTTCAGGGTGACCTCCCGTTTGGTCAGCCACTGTAGCGGATTTCGGATGGAAATCGGGCGATCCAGGAGGGTCGAGAACAGCTCTTCCAATCCACGAAAGACCCTGGGGTGGGTTGTGCGTGTCGCCCTGCCGCCGACCACATCGCCAGCGACCGGCGGATTTATGCTGACAACTCCGTTTTCGTAGAAGGTGAAGCGGTCTTTGCCGGACATGCGCGCGATCACAAGGCCAAGGCATGCGAACAGGAATGAGCGCGTTCGCTGGGTGTATTCGTTGGCATTGACGTTCTCGTTGGTCACCCAAACGGGAATGTACGAAATGCGCCGCTCGTGGCCTCGCTCCTTGAGGGCGTCGACCAGGGTCTGCTGGATACTTTGAACCTTGGTGGATGATGAATGGCCCACGAGGCAAACCGACCGCTTATCCAGCACCACGTCCTGCAGGCCACCTGCAAATGAGTCGACGCCGCCCGAGAACATGGAGACTTCGTCGCAGTCCTGCGATGCGTCGATCAGGTCATGGAAGTAGACGTCCCGAGGCTGAAATGGGTCGGTGGCCTTTCGGAATTCAAACGAGTAGCTGTCATCGGATAGAAACCCCAAAGTGTCCGCCAACATGCTCTGAATGCGGTCCTGCTGCCACACCTCGGGAAGCCGCACTGGAATGGAAAAGCGAAGGCTGCGGCGCCAGCTCTCGCCGAAGTTCGTCAGCTGCAGAGAACCCCGCTTCAGGCGCTGATCGGCGCAGTAGACGTAGGCTGCCACCTCCAGAAGATCGATCAGCAGGTCGGGCACATTCCCGACCATCGTTCGCGTGATGTAGTCAACGCGCAGATTGACGTTCTTGCCCGGCCCGTGGACGTTCATGGCGATGGCATCAGCGTGGGACGGCGCTGCCACGCCGCACTCGATGTCGAACTGCTTCACGACGAACCCTTCCTTTGGGCAAGCTCGATGCGGATCTTCTCGACGGAGTGGCTTGCGAAGCGCCGCACATCATCGCGGGTCAGCGACTTGCCCTCCTTGAAAAAATTCTTGCCCAGCCAGTCTCGCGCGAAGGCACGCATGATCAGAGATGCCTCATCGCAGTGTCGCCGGATCGCGCCGTTGAAAGCCTCGAGGTCGTTCACTGATTTTGTTGTCCTGTCGGGCGCGATCATCCGATGGAGGTTTCGGTCGAGATAATAGTGGATGACCCGGTCCACAAACCTGGAATGGAAGCGCTGCGCCAGATCAGCGAAGGCGTCCGCATTTTTCAGGGCGGACAGAGAGTGGCGCAGATCCTCTGCCGTGGGCTGCCACAATACCGGAAGCCGCTGTTGCACCGTTTCGGCAAGAGCTCCCAGCGCAGCCTGTCGCGCCATTTCGCCCAGGTCAGTGGCGCCGGCGAAACTGCGCCGCTGAACCTGTTCCAGAGCCGCGTCGTATGCCACGAGCAGCTCGGGCAGCGACTTGGGCGCAGGACCCCGAAGTCCGAGTGCCGCCATGCCGTCGGCGAATGCCCCCGAGCTGGCTGCCTGCGGAAGCCGGACGAGAAGCCAAAGGGCTTCGATGAAGACAGGGTCCTTCAGTGCAAGTTTCAGCGCGTCCTGTCCGACCTTGGTGATCTGGTCGACCAGGTCAGCTGTCGGCGTTCCGCCATCCAGGAGATATCTGATGATCTCGGGCAGCAGTCGATAGGCTGGCAGTTTCCCGAGGCGCTGGTGGCCCATGAGTCAGCCGGTAGCGGCGGGACGTTCGCTGCCGCCTTCATCGCGCCCACTGAAGGACCACCTCTTCTCCCGCAACCTCAACAGCCTCCAACGTCCGCGAATCGGAGCCGCAAGCGCGGCAGAGCAAACATGGCCAAAGGGTTGCGGTAACGCAATCAGAAGTAGTGCAGCGTAGCTCGTAGTTCCCGTGTCGGCGTATGACGCCTACTGGTCGCGAACCCCGCCCCGAACCACAGAACTTCGCTGCGGTGCTTTTGTTCCCGCTTGTCTTCGCTAAGAGATTGTTTTCGCTGTTCTTCTCGGTTGGGCGACACGATCTTGCCTCCCAGCCATGCCCCCGAACCCGATCAACCAGCACCTCCCACCGCACCTCCGCGAGGTGTGCAGCATCCTGGCCGCAGGGCTGGTGCGGCTGCGCAGCCGCGCTGCCGAGGAAGCTGCGCGCGAGGCTGCTGACCAGGGAGAGCGCGGCCTACACTTCCCGGCACCCCAGCGCCTGGATGCGAACCGGACCAACCGGAGACCCGCATGACACGCGCCACCAAATCCAAAGCCGGGACCCCGCCGGCACCCACCATCCCCGCCATTCCACCGGCCGACGTGCTGGGCCGGCTGGCGGCATTGAAGACCACCGCCACGCTGGACCTGAAGCAGCAATGGCGGGAGCTCTTTGCCGCCGATCCGCCGCCCTACAATCGGCGCTTCCTGGAGAGCCGCCTGGCCTACCGGATCCAGGAACTGGCCTTTGGCGGCCTGAAAGCCGAGACGATCCAGCGCCTCGAGGCGCTGGGCGAGCAGCTGGACGGCGGGAACCCCGTCCTTCGACGCATCCGCGGCGACGACAAGCCAATCGCCGGCACGCGGCTGATCCGCGAGTACCACGGCGTTGAGCACAGCGTCACCGTGCTGCACGACGGCTACGAGTATCAGGGCCGCCCCTACCAGTCGCTCTCCTCCATCGCCCGCGCGATCACCGGCACGCGCTGGAATGGCTGGCTGTTCTTTGGCCTGAAGAACCGGAGGGCCGCGGCATGAAGCGCAAGCCAGCCGCCGACGCCGCGATGCCGGCCACGGTCCGGAAAATCCGCGCCGCCGTGTACACGCGCAAGTCGAGCGAGGAAGGGCTCGACATGGAGTTTAACTCGCTCGACGCTCAGCGCGAGGCCTGCGAGGCGTACATCACCAGCCAGCGGTCGGAGGGCTGGGTGCTGGTGCCGGACCGCTATGATGATGGCGGCATCTCCGGCGGCACCCTCGACCGGCCGGCGCTGCGGCGCATGCTCGCGGACATCGAGCGCGGCCTCATCGATGTGGTGGTGGTCTACAAGATCGACCGGCTGTCGCGCGCGTTGATGGACTTCGCCAAGCTGGTCGAGGTGTTCGACGCGAACAGCGTGACCTTTGTGTCGGTGACCCAGTCCTTCAACACCACGACCAGCATGGGGCGGCTCACGCTGAACATCCTGCTTAGCTTCGCGCAGTTCGAGCGCGAGGTCATCGGCGAGCGCATCCGCGACAAGGTGGCGGCGTCGCGGGCGCGCGGGATCTGGATGGGTGGCTTCGTGCCGCTCGGGTACGACGCGCGGGACCGCAAGCTACTGGTGAATGAGGCCGAGGCCTTGCTGGTGCGCCGGATCTTCGAGGGGTTCATCGAGACGGAATCCGGCACGAAGCTCGTGCAGGCCTTGCGCGCCGAGGGCGCCACCACGAAGCGCGGCCGCGCTTTCACCAAGAGCGACGTCTATCGGGTGCTGAGCAACCGCACCTATCTGGGCGAGGCGATGCACAAGGGGAAGTCGCATCCCGGCGAGCATGCCGCCATCGTACCGCGGGCGGTGTGGGACGCGGCGCACGCCCTGCTGACGATCAGCCCGCGGACCCGCGCCAATCGCACGCGCCGCCAGACGCCTTCGCTGCTGCGCGGGTTGATCTTCGGCAGCGACGGGCGAGCCATGTCGCCCACCCACGCGCGGGGGCGCCGCGGCCAGCAGTACCGCTACTATGTCAGCCAGTCCGTGCTGAAGGGCAGCGCTGCGGACGGGCCGGCCATCGCCAGGATTTCCGCTGCGGAGATCGAGTGCGTTGTCATCGCGCAGGTGCGGGGGCTGCTGCGCCAGCCGGAGGTGGTGCTTGGGGCCTGGCGCGCCGCACGGGCCTCGGCGCCGGACATGACGGAGGACGAGGCCCGGCTGGCGTTGGAGCGGCTCGACCCTCTTTGGGAGGAGCTGTTCCCTGCCGAGCAGGCGCGGATCATCGGCCTCCTGGTCGACCGAGTGGACATCGGGCCGGGCGGGGCGGACGTGCGGCTGAAGCTGGAAGGGTTGGCCAGCCTCGCGCGGGACCTGGCCACGCCGCCGGCCGAACCGGCGAGGGCGGCCGCGTGACCGGCGCCGCGCAGATGCTGACGGTGCGGGTGCCGTTGGCGGTCCGGAAGCAGAGGGGCGGGCGGAAGCTGGTCCTGATGCCGGGCGGCATGGCGCCGCGCGGCGCCTCGGCTGCGGACACCACGTTGGTGAAGGCGCTAGCCCGGGCGTTCCGGTGGCGTCGGATGATGGAGGCGGGCCGCTACGGCACGATCAATGAGCTGGCGGCGGCCGAGAAGATCAACTCGTCCTATGTCTCGCGCCTCCTGCGCCTCACGCTGCTGGCCCCCGACATCGTCGAGGCAGTCCTGGACGGGCGGCAGCAGGAGGCGATGACCCTGCCGGGGCTGATGGAGCCGTTTCCGGTGGAGTGGAGCCGTCAGAACGAGATGCTCCGCGCCCAACGATAGCCGCGCCCGTGCCGTGGATCCCTGCCAACGGACACGAAGACCTGACTCGGGCGTTTGTTTCGCCAACCGCAATCTCGACCACCCATGCCCCTCTCCGGTATGTTACTTATTGAGGGCGTGCGATGTAGCCCCGAACGGGAGAGCAGCATCCCGTTGAACTAATACTACAACCGCGTCGGGGGAATTGAAGATCATGGGCGTTAAGGGGGGCAGCAAGCCACGCGATGATGTTTTGCAGGGCGAGTTGGATGACGCCATCTTCGCGGCCAGCTTCGGTAAGCTGATCCGCAACGATGGCCCACTGATTTATCGCGATCCCGATCAATTCTTCAAAAATACTCACCCCACCGCTGCCTTGTCGAAACTCTGCCGCGACGTCTTCGGCCGACTCGCGTCGACCACCGAGGCCGGGGCAATTCTGCGCCTGTCGACTGGGTTTGGCGGCGGCAAAACCCACGCACTCATGACGCTGTGGCACCTGGCGAAGGTAATGGCCGACCCGACCAAAGGCACTGACCTCCTCCCACCCGCCGGCCGCCCGCCTTCCGTCCGCATCTGTGGCATCGATGCCGAAGGCGCAGGCTATCCGGTCTTCGCCCGGCATGGCGACCTGGAGGCAAAGAGCCTCGCTGCCGAGCTCGCCTTCCAGCTGGGCGGCCCGAGCGCCCTCAACGCCCTCGGCCCCACCAACAGCGCCGCTGCCTCGCCAGACGAGCAGACAGTCGAATCCTGGCTCCCTAACGAGCCGACCCTGATCCTTCTCGACGAGCTCGTCCTGCACATGGACAAGCTGACCGAGCAGGAAATCGGCAACCTGATCGGCTTCCTCCGCACGTTGATGACGGCTATCGCCACACGGAAGCAGACCGTGTTGGTCATCACGGACCCCAAGGATCAGCCTGCCAACGCCCAGGGCGCAGCGCGCCTGCAGCACCTCGCGCGCATGCTGGAGCAGCAGACCGGTCGACAGGCCACCGTGATTGAGCCGATTGGCAATGAGACGGCCCAGGTCATTATTCGGCGTCTGTTCGACACGGTGGACCCTGCCTTCGCTGCAAAGGCCTCTGCCGACCACCATGCCCTCTACCAGCGCGTGGCGCAGGACCACCCAACCCTGGTGCCGGAGGAAGCTCGCTCGCCAAAATACGCCGAGCGCCTCCGCGCCTGCTACCCGCTCCATCCACGCCTGATCAAGACGGCCGAAGAGCGGCTCCGCGTCCTGCCGGACTACAACCTCTCCCGCGGCACGCTCCGCCTTTTCGCTAGGATGGTCCGCGGCGTGTGGGACGATCCCGCGTGCGATCCTGACATCATCACGGCCGGCGAGATCAACTGGTCCAGCCCGCTTATCCAGGATGACCTTCTCGAACGGCTCGGTCGCGAGAAATTCCGCGCCGCCGTCGCCGCCGATGTGGAGGGCCACGCAGGTGACCTCGACAGTGGCAGCTGGGGACACCACCGGCGCGTCGCGTCCGCGCTACTGCTCGAAAGCCTCCCGCTCGAAGCCAATAGCGGCCTCGATCCCGCCGACCTGACGCTTGCCGTCTTGCGGCCCGAGGATGGCGGCGACGAGCCATCGCACGCGCTCGATCGCCTCGCCGGAGCCTGCTGGCACCTGTACCCGATGAGCGGCAGCGCCAATGCCTGGCAGTTCCGCTACGAGCCCAACATCCTGAAGCAGATAGAAGAACGGATGGGGCAAGTGCCGCGCCCCGACGCGCTCGACCGCCTGAAGACCGAGGTTCAGAAATCCTTCCAGGGTGCCTTCGCCAAACTGCTCGCGTGGCCGCCCAACGCCAAAGCGGTGCCGGAGCGCCCCGAACTGCAGCTTGCGCTCTGCGAGAGCGAGGACATCGCAAAGCAGGTCGTCGCCTACACTGACGACACGCCGGGCGCCGAGACCATGCGGACCTACCGTAACGCCATCCTTGCCGTGGCGCCGGACGCGAACGGGCTAGAGAAGGCGATCCAACGCATCCAGCGCCTGATGGCCGCCGAGGCAATCGAGGCGGAGCAGACCTCGAGCGAGGGCGGCAAGCTGGCGCGCGAGCAGCTCAAGAAGCAGATCCCCGAACTGCGTAAGGCGACGCGGCTGGAAGCGGCGCGTGCGTTCAACCGCCTGGTCCTGGCGGATGGGGCTGGCCTCACCATCGACGAGCGCTTCATCGCACCGCCAGACACTCCACCGATGCAGCTTCCTTCTGGCCAGGATGCCGTTAAGGCCTTCGTCGAGGACCGCAAGCTGATCTACGGTGATACCGACAGCCTGTTCCCTGATCGCTTCGTGGAACTGGTGTTCAGCGGCGCAGTGCCGCTGACGGATGAACCTGACGCGCGCGCAGCATCCGCCCTGCAGAAGCGATTCCTTTCCGCCCAGGGACTGCGCTTGGTTCCGAATGCGAGCGTCATCCGCAGCTCCATCCTGCGGGCCGTCACGGATGGCAAGCTGGTCGTGCGGCAGGAGGATGGCACCGCCTTCGATGACAAGGGTGCGGTCTACACGACCAATGGCCATCGCCGGCGCGATGATGGGCGCAAGCTCACAACGCTGCCAATGGATGATGCGACCAGGGTCGCCGAGACTAGCAGCGCGACGGGCAAGGAATGGCTGAAGGTCTCCGGCGCGCAGGAAGCGATGCCGAAGCCAGGGGGCCTGCCGCTGCCTCCGCCGCCGCCCAAGAACGCAGGCGCAACCTCGACCACCGACACCGAGGTAGCATCCACCTACGGTGACAAGCGCGCCCTACTGAGCCTTCGCATCACCTGTCTCACCGCGGCGGATGCGCAGAAGGCGCTTGGTGCTGCCAGCCCGCTCGGTGCGGCCGAAATCACCATCGAGGCCGAGCTGACCGGCGACATGAAGGACGGTGGCAAACTGACCTTCAGCGTGGCGGAGACGAAGGTTGCTGCCGCCATTAAACCTCTGACTATGGCGCAGACCTTGGGCAATGCCTTGGCGCCTGGCAGTTCGATCCGCGTGACCGTGGTGCTGGGTTTTGGCAAGGACGGCAAAGCCGACTTGGGTGCATCACTGCGGAGCTTGTTCATGCAACTACCGGATACCGCCACCATCGAAGCGCGCTTCGCGCCGCTGTCGGCCTGA